ATAAAGTACTTTTTTTAAAAAATTTGGTTAGGGTATAATCCAAATGGTCAGGGGGTCAGGGGTAGGCGTCCGGAGGCGCGTCAGGGTTTTTTAGTGAGTGCCCTAGCTCATTCACTTGCCTTAAAAAAAAATGCCTAATGTTCGCAGATCAAGAAATCGTAGAAGTCGTCCATCTCGCCGTATTACGGTTCGTGCAGCTCGTGTTCGTGTTCGTCGTCGTGTGGCTCCTCTCAATAGACGGACTTTCCAAAGAAGATATTTCCGTCTTAGACAACATGCGTAATTTCACTAAATAAAAAATGCCTCGTCATTTTCCTTCAAACCTTGGAGAACCAATTGTTGGCGGTTCACGAACTACAACACATCTTGGTTATGCTGGAAAAATAGTTAGTGCTTATAATGTCGCTTCGGGCGCTGTGTCTGCAGTTTTTGCTCCAAAGGCATCAAAAACATCCCGTCATCGTGGTTCAGTTGCCCAAAATAAAATGAAGTATTCCAAGAAGAAAGCTACAACTAAAAAATTAGCAACTGTAACCGCTGTTAAACGTATGATTAGTGGTGTTTTGGAGAAGAAGCAGCAAGTTTTTTATGGAACAGTTACTTTTCCACTTGCCGATAATAATATTGTTTTTTCTACTAATTTGACTGCTAAAATTGTTCAAGGTTCTGGCGATGGGCAACGTGTTGGGGATTGCATTAATTTGGGCAGTTTGGTTTGGAATGCTACCTTTACTACTGCTGTGAAAGGTACATATTATCGGTATCGTGTTATTGTTGGATTTTCAGGCGAAGAGTATAATCCAGCTGGAATTACAAAAACTGGGTTGGGTGCTACTGAAGTGTTTTGCAATTCTGGTAGTGATACGTTCACTCAAGTTGTCAATACCAAGTCTTTTACTGCCATTTACGACAATATGTTGGAAATTAATTCATTATTGGATGCTGTGAATGATGGGAAAACTCTTAGAGGGACAATTCCTCTTGGTTCAAGAAAATTTGAATACCAGAAGGCTGCTGATACCTTTGGTAAAATCAAGAATTTGTATCTTGTTATTGTTCCAAGTTTTAATGGGGTTGCTCCTCTTGATCTTGGCGCTGTATCATTTAATTCAGTACTTAAATTTACAGACGCTTAATAAACGAGTTTAGAATTGAGACCGCGATAGTAAGCACCAAGCCCACAATGATCACGTGAGTGAGAACCGTGGGCTAAGTATTACTTACTATCGCGGTTCTCAATTCTCACCGTCCGCTCAAACTCCGATTAAACTCCGACCGCCCGAAAGCTTATTTTGATCTAAGATCAAAATAAGGATGATCTTAGATCAAAATAAGGATGATCTTAGATCAAAATAAGGAATAAATAAGAGCGGAATAAGACTCCGCTCTTATTCCGGTTGAATGCAAGTTGGGGGGGTATGTCAATGTTGAATCAACATTGATGCCGCCCGAAAATCCGCCCGCTTTTTATATAAAAGAAGGGTGCCCCCCCACTTCCAAGTCCTCATCTGCGCCCCGGCTAACTCGAAGGCAATGGAACCATGGCAAGCTCTTCTTATGACTCCGACTCCGATGACTCAAGATGTTCGCTCCCTCGCGGACCCGCAAGGAGACAAGGAATCTTTTGGTTGCTCACCGTCCCCGCCCCGAATGATGTCTGTGGAAGAATGGAACAAGGAGAATTGCCCTCCGAACTTGTCTGGGCTAAGGGTCAGAAAGAGCAAGGAGCCGAGACACATTACGAACACTTCCAGCTATGCGTGGCGTTCAGCAAGAAGGTCACTCTTACCGCGGTTAAAGGAGTGTTTGGAAGAACCTGTCATGGAGAGTTATCAAGATCCGCCGCAGCCGCCGAGTATTGTCACAAGGAGCAGTCAAGAATCGGTGTCCCCTTCGAGCTTGGCGCCAAGCCCATCCAACGAAACTCCAAGACTGATTGGGATTCAGTATGGACCGCCGCCAAGTCCGGAGATTTATCAGCCATTCCAGCAAGTGTCCGAGTGGTGTCTTATCATGCCTTGCGATCAATCAGATCAGACCATGCTCAACCTCAAGCTATTGAAAGAAGAGTTTTCGTTTTTTGGGGTGGTACAGGTACTGGAAAATCAAGACGTGCTTGGGATGAAGCGGGAGAAGGTGCTTACTCTAAGTGTCCTCGATCCAAGTTTTGGGATGGCTACCAAGATCAACAACATGTTGTTATTGATGAATTTCGTGGAGGTTAGGGTTAGGGTTTAATCTTAGGAATTGATGTGGCGCACTTATTACGATGGTTTGATCGTTATCCGGTCCGTGTGGAGATCAAGGGAAGTTCCCGACCTCTTGTCGCCAACACAATCTGGATCACTTCTAACCTGGAACCCTCGTGTTGGTATCCCGGAGTAGATGAAATGACTTATCAGGCGTTATTGCGGAGACTAACAATAATTCCATTTTAATAAAGTACTTTTTTTAAAAAATTTGGTTAGGGTATAATCCAAATGGTCAGGGGGTCAGGGGTAGGCGTCCGGAGGCGCGTCAGGGTTTTTTAGTGAGTGCCCTAGCTCATTCACTTGCCT